GCAGCAGGAGCGGTAACTTACACGTTGCCAGCTACAGTTGCTAACGCTGATTCAGGTATTGCAGGACCAGATGCAGATCTAAATAACTTAAGTAACGTTGGTGCTAAATTTACTATCATAAATTCTATCACTAAAACGGGAGACTTGGTTGTTCAGGTTGCAAACGCAACAGATGTTATGACAGGAATGGCAACTATCGTTGACACTGATACAAGTGACAACATGGAAGGATTCATGACGGCATCTACTTCTGACACTATAACTTTAAATGGAAGTACAACTGGCGGCGTAACGCACGCTAGAATTGAGTGTACTGTTTTAGCTTCAGGTAAATATGCAGTTGAAGTATTTACAGGAGGAACAGGAAACTTAGCTACACCATTTAGTGCAGCAGTAAGTTAATAAATATATGTGGGTGAGAAGTGCAGGACCAATGTGGATCTTGTCACTCACCCACACCAATAGGAGAGTAAAACATGGCATTATCAGATCAAAAGTTTTCTTGTAGAACTTCAGATGGTAGGTTTGGAACTGTAACTGATTTCGATGGAACATCAGGAGCTGCATTAGGACCAGCTAGAGTCACGTACATTCAAGTAGAAGGAGTGGCTAACAGTAATATCAAACTTTACGATGGAACAAGTGCGTCTGGAACTTTAGTATTCGAAGGCAACTGCGGAACTGAAGGAATAGATATCTATGTCCCTGGAAGTGGTATAAGATGTGAAACTGGAGTATTTCTAGATTTAACAAATACAACATCTGTTACTATCGGATATACCGGCTAAGGAGTTTAAATGGCTAACACTACTTCTGGAACAGTTACGTTCGACAAAACTTTTGCTATCGATGAGATAATAGAAGAAGCTCACGAGCGTATTGGTTTACAAAACGTATCTGGTTATCAATTAAAATCTGCAAGAAGATCCCTTAATATTTTATTTCAAGAATGGGGAAACAGAGGTATTCACTACTGGGAAATAGGTTCTACTAATTTAGATTTAATAGAGGGTCAGTCTGATTATGACTTTTTTAGATCTAGTGATGATGGGACATCGGCTACAACTACAGATCCAGCTAGTGTGTTTGGTATATCTGACGTGTTAGAGGCACAATTAAGATCTAACAGAACTCAAACAACTCAATCTGATTCGCCAATGACAAAAGTAGATAGATCTACTTATGCAGCTTTTTCTAATAAATTATCAAAAGGAACACCGAATCAGTATTGGGTAGAGAGATTTATAGATAAAGTTAGAATACATATTTATCCAACTCCTGACTCTACAAATGCATCTAAAGATATGCATTTCTTTTTTATAAAAAGAATACAAGATGTTGGAGATTACACAAACGCAAGTGATGTGCCATTTAGATTTGTGCCTTGTATGGTATCAGGACTTGCATATTATTTATCACAAAAATATAAACCAGAGTTAATTCAAGCTATGAAATTAGTTTATGAAGATGAATTAGCAAGAGCATTAGCGGAGGATGGGTCAGCTTCAAGCACATACATTACACCTAAAGCTTATTACCCAAGTACATAATGGCAAAATACGCAACAGGAAAATACGCAAAAGCAGTGTCAGATAGATCAGGAATGACTTTTCCATATAAAGAAATGGTTAGAGAGTGGAATGGATCTTTTGTGCACATATCAGAATTTGAACCAAAGCAACCACAATTAGAACCAAAACCTATGAATGGTGATGCAATATCTTTGCGTAATGTTAGACCACCAAGAATAGAACCTGCCACACCTAGACTTTTACCTTTAAATGCATTTACGGCAACAAGTGGCTCTGCAACAGTTTCGGTTAATGAACCGAATCATGGTAGATCTACAGGTGACGTCGTTAGATTTAGAGATGCTGAATTAGTTGGTGGTATACCAGCGGCCACTATAAATGGCTCAAGTGGATTTACAATTACTAAAACAGATGCTAATAATTATACATTTCCATCTGGAGCAACAGCTTCATTAACAGAAATAGGAGGAGGTGGATCTGCGTCCGCTGGACCAGTTACACAACAAGCATAATGGCAGGATTAAGCGCATCAGGATTAAAAACACAAATTAAAAGTTATACTGAAACAGATTCGAATGTTTTAACAGATGCTGTTTTAGAAAATATTATTTTAAATGCACAATATAGAATCATGAGGGATGTCCCTATTGATGCTGATAGAAGACAACAATCTGGTAATTTAGTTCCAGGACAAGAAACAATCAATGCCCCTGCAGGATGTTTATTTATCAGAGGTATACAAGTTTATGATTCAAGCGCCGTGCTTACAGGATCTAACACATGGCTAGAGAAAAAAGACGTAACTTACCTACAAGAATATCAACCAATTACAGGCACATCAGCAGCGCAAGGTAAACCAAAATATTATGCTATGTTTGGTGGTGCCACAGGTGAAGCAGATACTAATTCAGGGCGTATATTTTTATCTCCTACCCCTAACACTAACTACAAATTTAGAGTGCATTACAATAAAATGCCTGATCTTTTAGAGAATAATGACACCAACTATATTAGCTTAAATTTCCCAAATGGCCTGTTATATTGCTGTTTGGCAGAGACTTATGGCTTTTTAAAAGGCCCAGCAGATATGTTGACTTTGTATGAGCAAAAGTATAAACAAGAAGTACAGAAGTTTGCTAACGAGCAAGTTGGAAGACGAAGAAGAGACGACTATACAGATGGTGCAGTCAGAATTCCAGTAAACTCAGCAAACCCATAGGAGATAATTTATGGCAATAACATCAGCGATTTGTACAAGTTTTAAAGTAGAACTTTTAAAAGGAGTTCATGATTTTACAGCAACAACAGGCGACACTTATAAAATCGCTTTATATGATAGCGATGCAACATTAGGTGCAGGAACAACTGCATTCTCAACATCAGAAGAAATTACAAACACATCCGGAAGTGCATACACATCTGGTGGCGCTACATTAACAAGCGTTACTCCAGTTGCTGATAGTACAACTGCAGTTTGTGATTTTGCAGACGTAAGTTTTAGTTCTGCTTCTTTTACAGCTAATGGTGCGTTAATCTACAATTCATCAGAGTCTAACAAAGCTGTTGCTGCAATCGCTTTTGGTTCTGACAAAACAGCGACTAACGGAACTTTCACAATTCAGTTTCCTACAGCAGACGCAACAAACGCAATCATAAGATTAGCATAGGAGGACCACTATGTCGGTTTCTTCAGGATGGGGTCGATTCACCTGGGGCCAAGCGTATTGGAACCGTGATGCCTTACTTGCAACTGGTTGGGGCGCAAAAGCATGGAACGATGGTGAATATGGTAATCTTGCAGACGAGACAGTTTCATTAACAGGTATAGCATCCACAACTTCATTAGGCACAATCAGTAATGTTATTGCAGTTACTGTTGAACCATCTGGTGTTTCATCCACAGCATCAACTGGATCCATATCACCAGTTATACCAAAAACAGTAGAAGTTGGTGGAGTGTTATTACAATCTACTTTAGGAACAATTACAAATGTAATAGATGTTTCTTTTGCCTTAACAGGTATTTCATCCACTGCAGCGGTTGGCGTGGTAGATCCGGCAGATCAATTTATGGGTCTAACAGGACAAGCTATAACTTCAGCACAAGGAACAGCTGTTGCACCGAACGAAGATGTGTCTGTAACAGGACAAGCCATAACTTCAACTTTAGGTGATTCGGTTGCATTCGTTGGTACAGCTGTCTTTCCATCAGGATTTTCAATTACAAGTAATTTAGGTTCTGTTACTGTTCCAAATGATGCAGCTATTTTATCAGGATTAAAGATAGAAACTACTTTAGGATCTTTAGTAGGACTAGGTTCTGCGGTTGAAACTTTAACTGGTCAAGCTGTAACTACTTCAACAGGTGCTTTAACACCTGCTGATGTCATGGGATTAACAGGTGTTTCTGCAACGAGCTCTGTTGGCACAATAGATCCTGCAGATCAAGTTATGGGATTAACTGGACAATCAGCTACAGTTAGTGTAGGAGCGGTAAATGTAACTGCTTTAGCTAATATTGACACGGGCAGTAACACGTCGTATAGTGACATCTCAACGGGTTCGAATACTTCTTATTCGGATGTTGCAACAGGCTCAAATACAAGCTATAACGACGTAACAGGAGAAGCAGCTTAATATGGCATCGACATTTACACCCCTAGGTATTGAACTCCAGGCAACTGGTGAAAACGCTGGAACATGGGGAACGAAGACAAACACAAATTTACAACTTGTAGAACAAATAGTTGGTGGGTACACAGCACAATCCATAGCTGGTGGTGCTCAAACAACTGCATTATCTGTTTCTGATGGATCTACAGGAGCTGTCCTAGCTCACAGAGTTATAGAATTTACAGGCACAATTACAGGGAATCAAATTGTTACAATTCCTTTAGATGTTCAAACTTTTTATATTTTAAAAAATTCAACTTCAGGATCTTATACAGTTCAGTTCAAATACGCATCTGGATCAGGAAATAGTGTTACATTTTCTGCAACACAAAAATCTACGAAAATAGTTTACGCAGACGCATCAGATGGAACTAATCCAAATATTTATGAAGTATCAACTGCTAGTGACGTGGTCGATGATACATCTCCACAATTAGGCGGTGATTTAGACACTAACTCTTTTAACATTCTTATTGATGATGACCATGGAATCAGAGATGAAAATGATAACGAACAAATAGTATTTCAAACAACATCTTCAGCTGTAAACCAGTTAGAGGTTACAAACGCTGCAACAGGTAATGATCCTAAATTAGCTGCAGCAGGAGGTGATTCGAACATTGATTTAGCTTTAGCACCAAAAGGATCTGGTGAAATTGTGGTTGGTACAGGATCAGCTGCATCGACAATTACATCATCTGGTGCGTATGATTTAATTTTAGATACTAACTCTGGAACTAATTCTGGTACGATTACAATCACAGATGGTGCTAACGGAAATATTACAGCAACACCAAACGGAACAGGTTTTGTAGAAATTGGTGGTAACACTAACCCTGGAACTATCCAACTTAACTGTGAGTCCAACTCCCACGGTATCAAGCTGCAATCTCCGCCCCACTCAAGTTCACAATCTTACACATTAAAATTCCCTACAGGAAACGTAACAGCAGATAGATTTTTAAAAGTTGCATCAGTTACAGGATCAGGCACAACAGGTGTTGGTCAATTATCTTTTGCTGAAGTATCTGGCGGAACATCATGGCAAGCTGTAAAAACTTCTGGTTTTACTGCAGCAGCAGGTGAAGGATATTTTTGTAATACAACATCAGCAGCTTTCACAGCAACATTACCTGGATCAGCAACGATTGGTGATGAAATTAGTTTTATAGATTATGCAGGTACGTTTGATACAAACAATTTAACTATTGGGAGAAACTCACACAACATACAGGGTTCTGCAGCAGATTTAACAGTGTCAACCGAGAGAGCAGGTTTTACATTGGTTTACGTAGACTCTACTCAAGGTTGGCTATTAAAGGA